CACTTAGCCCTGGCGGGCTAAAAATGAACATTATCTGAGTTGAGCAGTTCACTTAACGTTACAGCATTACAGTGGCGGTTGTCCGGTACCACGAGCTGAGTCTTATACAACGGCGGGTCTCTACGCATACGTTAACATACGCAAATCCGTGGGTATTTCTCCCTCTTTTAGCCTTTAAAAATTGTCTTTTTACTAGTCAAACGGGTTTACATTTATGTAAGGCATATCCCATCATCGTCCTGTAAAGGATAGTGATCTAGCTACTCTACGCCAATTAGAGTTCCTTGCCGCCACACATCAGAGCGGATTCAGGGCACAATACTATCGCCTGTGCGGGCTTATTTGGCTTTATTTTGCCTGGTTTTCTTGAAGTTTGCGAATATGTGAACCGTGTACACGCACTTGAATATGACCGTTATAATAGTCATTTGATTCTAAAACTCTGCGTGAAAACTGTTCTCTAGCCTCTATATAACTACATTCTGCCTTACTAGAACAGTAGTAAAGTATCTCTCTTGTAAAATTTTCTGTACCTAACTGCGTAACATCTTCGGTTAATGCGGGTGAACTACCATAGTATTCACGCCAATCACTGTCAATTTTGCTACGGAATCGCTTCTTTTTCTTTGTGCCGTTTTTTAATTTTACTGTCTTGTATGTTGTTTTGGAGAATTTAGCTAGTTTTTTGCCTATATACATGCGGCCAGAAATTGTATTTGTTATTAAGTATACAAACCCAATACAGTCTTCTGGTAATGTTTCGATTATTTGTGATTGATAAGTCCAAGACATAAACTATGTAGTTTATTCTGTCTCGTCCCCCTCGTTCTTTTGGCCTGCTTTACGTTGTGCCTTGGTTTGATCTAAATGTGTGCGATATTGTTGTACTCTTGCCCTGCGTTCACGGGCTATAATTCGAATTTGTGCTAGCCAGTAGCGCATTTCTTCACCCGCTCGGCGTGTGCCTTTGTTAATCCATTTTTGGTTTGCCTTAAAATATGCCTGAAACGCCCGCATGAGTTGATCATGTGTTTCTTCATCTTGGTACGGTGTTGGTTCAACGTGTTTTGACATTGGCGTCGATTACTCTTTGTCTAAGTTCAGTGGTGCTGAAACTGTGTTTTCTTTTATTATAATAAAATCTCATGCCCACTATATCACTACCAGTAAAGTCTTTACCTTCATACTCCTCTCCTAGTATTCTAACATTAATAGGATAAGAAAGCAAGATATCTTTTAATTCTTTTTCAGTGGCATAAACTATAACTTGATCTACATGCTTACAAGCGTCTAGCTGTACATAGCGTTCAAACACTGTTTGCACTGGTTTATTTTTTGTTGGGCGGTCAATAGATGGATCTGTTTGTAATCCAACTATTAAATGATCGCATTGTCGCTTTGCTTCTTCAAGCATGATAACATGTCCTGCATGAAACAAGTCAAACGTACTGCAAGTAAATCCTACTCTCATTCAGTTACCTCTAAATCATTTGCATAACTTGTATAACCGTTTTCCTTAATAACTTTCAGCACATTGTTTACACGGCCTATTAATTCATCCTTGTGCGAGATTAAGAAAATGTTTTTCTTACGTTCACGTGCCATTTTCTTTAGCAATGCCAATGCGCCTTCAACGCCCGCGGCATCTAATCCGTTGTCAATTAGCTCATCCACAAACAGCAAGTTAATCTGCTGATATAAACTTTCCCACACGTCACGGAAGGCAAAGCTCAAGCCAAGAATTAGCCTATTGCGTTCACCACGTGACAAGTTATCAAAATCTAAGTCTTGTCCTAGCTGGGTGATTAGCACAGTCAAATCGTTTTGAAACATTACTTGATGCGGCAAGCCCATTTTGTCAAGATAGTAAGTTAAACGGTTGTTTAAGTATGCCAAATTTTGATCAATAATCTTCTTACGGATAAACGAATCTTTACTAGTCAGTAGTTTAAGCAAGAACTCTTGATGGTCCTTAAGACGGGTCAAGTCGTTAACGCCGTTCCAGTTAATATCCTGTATGGCAGTATGACGCAGTTCGTCAATTTGTTCTTGATAAGGATCGCTTTCTCCAGCTTTGATTTCCAACTGGCTTTCCATAGTTTTTAAATTGTTCTGATGCTTTAGTGCTTGTTCAACAGTATCGTAATAGGTGTTAGGCTTACCCGGTACCTCACCGATAGGGTCGATTTCTTTTTGTATCTTAGTGCGGTCGGCTGTGACCTTGTTGAAATATTTTTGGGCTTCGTCAAGGTGCCCTTGTGCTGAGGCTGTCATTTCCTCATGTTTGTGATCATGCAATTCTTGTTCACAAGCGTGACAGGTCTTGTTTGCCAGTTTGGCGAGCTCGCTGTCATACTTCGTGACGCTTCGCTCCGCTTGCGCTATCGCGCTGTCTAACGTAGCCCGTTCCTTATTCAGGCTTTTCAGCTTTGCTGTCTTTTCTTCGAAAAGTTTTAGCTCGCTGTGCTTGGCAAGCTCAGCTTCAATATCTACACTTTCAAGTTCAATGATAGCCCGGCCTATTTTTTCTATCTCTGTATCATGCTGGCTATTCCAAGCTGTTTGCCTTGTTAGCAAACTGTCAATACTTTTTTGTATTCCTTCGTTAGCTTTTTTAGTAGCTTCAATGTCCGCCGACTCTTGTGTAATGGCTTCTTTAGTCTGTCGAATATGTTCTTTAAGAGCTTCTGCTTTTTCAGACAAGATAGTTATACCTAATAACTGTTCGATGATTACCCGTTGATCATTGGCTCGCATACTTAAGAACGGCTCTGTGTATGTGTTCAATGCAACAATGTGCTTGAACATATCGTGACTCATTCCCAGTAGTTCATCTAAGTCCTTCTGGGTTTCACGCATATCGCCTTGTGCGTCATCGGTTTCTTCGCCTTCTTGTTCTATATCGTCAACAAAGAATCTCATTAAGGTAGGCTTTCGCCCTCGTTCAACACGATAGTTAACACCGTCTTTTTCGAATGCCAACGTGACCAACATATTTTTATTGTTAATTTTGTTGATTAAGTTGTCTTTCTTAATGTTAGTAAGTGCAGTACCAAACAGCGCAAAGCTCAAGGCATTTACAATAGTCGTTTTACCAGTACCGTTGCGTGATCCGTTATCGTCCCCGCCTTGATCCAAATTTTCACCTAGTACAAGTGTTAAATTTTCCTGTGCAAAGTTTACAGCTTGGGTTTGATTACCCACACTCATAAAGTTTTTTACTGTTAAATCTTTAAGTTTAATCATAAGCTGTTATAAATTTCCAACAAGGTATTTTTGTCATATGTATCGCTGTCAATGCTAATAATTTGACTGCTAACAATTTGATCCACGCTTTCAAATGCTTGGATATCGATGTTAGTATTCATTTCAAGGTCTTTCTTTTCAGCTATCAAAGTAAGCTCGCGAATATCATAATCCGCAATAAATTTTTCTTTAATAAAACTTGCTTCTTCATAGCTGATGTCTATATCTAGTGTAACACGTAAATGTTGCTTGGGCAAGATTAATGTGTCCGCTTCGTCGATTAATTGGCTTAATTTAACTGTACGGAATGTAGGCTGGCCCGGCCAAGTATGATACTCGGGTTGCCCGCCCCATTCTAATACCATCATGCCCCTGGCATCATCCCATGCGTCTGCATAGTTGTGCGGGAAAGCATTGCCAATATAAATCATGTTCTTTTGTTGCTGGCGTTTGTGAAAGTGTCCGCTAAAACCTAACTCGTAACTTTGAAATGCATCTAGTTGTATCTCACCATGATCAGGCATTTGTATCATAGCGTTCATAAAGAAGCTAGGTAATTCAAAGTGCCCGAAGATATATTTTCCGCCTTTTTTACTTATTGACCGCCATTCGTCTCCGACGAGCCACGGACAAAGCGTAACATCGCCAATGGTAGTAGGCTCATGTACAACAGTGATACCGGGAATGTATTTTCCAAATTCCACAGAGTGGATGTCCCGTTTATCTTTATAATACAAATCATGATTACCGGGAAAAAAGTAAAATTGATCAAACGCCTTACCGAGCTTTTCCAAGGCCCTAAGGCTATAGTCCATAGTAGTGATATTAAGACTATTGCGATTGTGATGCCAGTCGCCCATAAAAATTCCAGTATCACAGCCTTCCTCCTTTGCTTTTGCAATATACCAATCTACGAAATCTTCACAGTCTTGGTTGTGTACTGAGCTGTTAGATTTTAACCCAAAGTGAATGTCTGTGAAACAGGCAACCTTATTAAACAGTTGGGGTTTCACTTGGAGTTTCTGTGGTTGTGTCATTAGTAGTGTCCTCTGCGTGTCGTTTTAATGCGGCTTCGTGTTCGCCTTGTCCAGTACGGCTGTAACTTGGATTCATACCGTTCATTTCTAAAATATCATCACGGATATTCTGATTGCGTTTTTCGATATTAATCACCCTAACAAAACTGTTAGTAACAGCGGCAGTAAAATAGGCAAATGGATTATCGCTTTTACTTTCGTCAAATTGAAGTCCTACTTGTGTTAGTTGTAATATAGCTTGCCCACGCATTTCATCATTATAAGTATAGCCACGAACGTTGCCGCGAGTAGCATATCTCTCACATAACTTAATCATCATGCGGGCTAGCGTATTAGTAATTTGTCCAGCGTCTTTATCAAATTTTCCTTTTTCTAAAGTGCCTTTCCAATGGCTTTTGCCCACACATTCTAGTACATCTTCTTCATTAAATTTCCAATGTTGGAATGGCGGAAAGTTTACTTTGTCTCTATGATCTGCTAGACTTTTTGGATTTTTCTTACGAGTATTATTCAGCGGAATATGATCAAATGTCATAACTCTAAATATTAATTCTTGTTTAGTAATTTTTTTATAGTCTACTTCGCAGTCTGCTTGTTTAACTTTTTCTCCTGCTTTTTTTCGTGTAGAATAATCTAAATCACCGAGCCTTTTAGCTTTATTGCGTTTAGCTTCGGCTATTGTACGTATGTTAATTTTGTCCAAATTGGGAATAATTAAGTCATATTGGTGATATTCTGGTTTAGTAAAGCTACAATAAGACGTCTTGCTACGGTGTATTTCCAATAGCATATCTTTATTGTTTAGATAGTTAACTTTTGCTGTCATTAAAGGTTCCTCGTAAAGTATATTATAAACTACGCACTTATTAAAGTCAAATAAATAGAGTATCAGGAGAACCAAATATGGGTCTATTTAATTCAGTTGGCGGTTTAAACCAAACTGTCGGAGCAGTACAAAGTGCATTTGGTGCAATAGGCGCGGCATCCACATTAGCAAGCAATCTTTCAAGTGCGCTCGACACAGCCGGGCGACTTGCTGATATTAGTTTGCCAGCGTCTGGAGAAGCTGTGGGCGATGTTATGAGTGCAGTTGCAATGTTTGGTGGAGGTGATGCTCCTAGTAACGATTGGCGGTGCAGGTTAAGTCTCCCATTTTGGCCTAGCTTTAGAAAAAGTCCAGTGTTAGCACCGTTAAAAGATGCTGGAGGATTGATATTTCCGTATACGCCAACTATTAATATTTCAGAAACAGCCACATATAGTCCAATTAACACTGTGCATAGCAATTATGGTTTTAATGCTTATAAAGCAAGCGATCCAGGAATAATTTCTATCGTTGCGCCTATGTATTGCGAAGATGCAACACAAGCATTATACTGGATCGCGGCACTACATTATTTAAGATCTGCTACCAAAAGTTTTGGTGGAAATGATCCGAAAGCCGGCAATCCACCGCCTGTTGTAAAATTTAATGCCTATGGTAATTATGTTTTTAAAAATGTTCCGGTTGTTATTACAAGTATTGCAGTAGCATTACCAAACGATTGCGATTATATTGGATGTAATGTTGTAGGAAGTGCGGCCGGACAAGTTGCAGGTATGCTAGATAGTCTGGGCGGATTAGCCGGCGATCTAGGCGGTGACGGTATATCGGATGTATTAGGCGGCATTGGACAAATTGCCGGACTACTTGGAACGTTTGGGGTAGGCGGGTCGGTTAACGGCGGCGTAACGCATGTACCTACAAAAAGTACATTTACTGTTACATTAAAAACCGCGTACAGCAGAACTAGTGTACGTAAGTTTAGTTTAGATCAATTTGTAACAGGCGGATATATGAACGGTTCAACAGGATTTATTTAATATGACAGCTAGATACAGCGACTTTAGTCCGTGGTCATTAACTACAACTACAGAAAATTATCTTGATTTATTAACGATAAGACCTGTACCAGCGGCCTCTGACGATATTTTATATACAATAGCTTCGCAATACAATATGCGTCCAGATTTATTAGCATTTGATTTATACGGCAATGCTCAACTATGGTGGGTCTTTATTCAACGCAATATGGATGTATTGCAAGATCCAATATTTGATTTTATTCCTGGAACTAAGATTTATATCCCTAAAGGATCTAATTTAACTAGTGTGTTAGGCATCTAATATGGCAGAATCTCTTAAAGTTACTGGCAACATTGAAGTACGCACATCGCCTACAATAACAACAACCATTCCAGATATTCCCGTGGTATCATCGCTTGCTTCGGGTTTATCGTCTCTTGCGACCGGTTTTAAAAATGCAATCACAGGCAAAGCCAATGTCGGCAAATTAAACTTGCCTATGCCAAACCAATTTTGGAAATATTCAAGTTATAACTATGTGTTTACGATGTTTGCTATCAATACATTTGCATATAATAACCCCGGCGATACTTATATGCAAGGTAAAGGCGACCACACTTCGGTTGTATTATCGGGTGCAGGAAAACCTAATACCCGAGTTAAAACAGATCTTGGCAAATTTGAGTTTTATATAGACGATGTTATAATTGACTGCACATACAGCTTTGACGGTAAAACAGGAAACTCGCATGTACAGACACTAAAATTCACAATATATGAACCTTACAGCATGGGAACATTTATGTTGGCATTACAGTCTGCGGCTTTTAAAATGGGATATCCAAGTTACACAGCTTGTAACTTTGTATTAGCCATTCAATTTATGGGGCAAGATCAATCGGGCTCTATGTCGTCTATTCCAAATACAACAAAATATTTTACATTTCAGTGGACCGGCAAAACAGAAGTAGATCTTGATCAAGGCGGATCAAAATATATGTGTACAGCCAAGTCGTCGGCTGAAAGTGCATTGTTACATTCTAATATTAACATAACTCGTGAAATATCATTTGCTGGCCGAACAGTGTCGGAAGTATTGCAAACCCACCCACAAAGTTTTGCGGCAATGTATAATAAACAATTAAAAGAAATTGCCGAAGCTAACGGGTATTATCCTGACGAAATAGCAATATTATTTCCAGCAGATATTGGCAGCGCATCAGCACCACCGGCAGTTGCCGCATCTTCTAATTATGCACCAACAGTTGCTTTTTACGGTGCAAAAGCAGGTGCAACTTTCCTCGCGCCAGATTTGTTAACTATCGTAGGAGTATCTCGTAACGGCCAAACTAAAAATTTAATTCAACAGTCTGCTTTAAATGAATTAGGATCATCACCTATTGGTGTTGGGCCAAGCCGTGAGTCATTACCTGAAAGTTTTGGTGCAAAAATATATGACGAAACAACTAGAAAGTGGGATGAAGCTTTAATTAAAAAAGATATAACAGTTGCCACATACGAGATGCAACAAAACTCTACTGTTATTAATGCAATTAACCAGGTACTATTATCTAGCGAATATTCAGCTAAGGTATTAAAAACTAAGCCTGACGAAATGGGTATGCGTAAAATGTGGAATATTGTTCCAAGCGAATATCATGTTGAAGATAAAGCAACTGTTGACGCTCGAGGCCGCAAGCCAAAATTATTAGTATATCGAGTAGTACCGTATCAAGTGTTAGCAGCCTCGCTTATAGCAATACCTGGTGCAAGTGTAGCTGCCAACAAGTATAAAAATTTATTAGCTCAGATTCCTAAAGCATACGATTATTTTTATACTGGAAAAAATACAGATATTATTAATTTACAAATAAAATTTAATCAAAATTTTGCTTCATATCTATCTAATGACAATTGGCGAAGAAGTCTTGAACTTGCGACCGAAGAAGGTAGATTGCGCACTAAACAAACTGACATTGTATTTGAAAAAGCTCATCCTGTTTACACTCCAGCTAAGGGTTTACAAAGTATTCTTAATTTTATTGGAACATCTTCTGAAACTAATAAAAAAGGCGGCGGCCCGAACGATACAGAAGATCATCGTGCAACACGTTCTTTATTTGATGCTATGCTGTATGGTGCAGCCATGATGCAAATTGAAATGGAAATACATGGTGATCCGTTCTGGCTTGCTAGTAGTGGCTCCGGCAATTACATAGCTAAAGAAACACAGTATGCAAATGTAAACAGCGATTTAAGTGTTAATATTCATAACGGTCAAGTAGATATGATAGTAAGGTTTAAAACACCAACTGATATTAACGATTCTACAGGATTATACAATTTAAATGGTAGTCAGGCCCTGCTACAATACAGCGGAATATACAAAGTACTAAAAGTAGAACATCGATTCGTAGACGGTAAATTTACACAACGTATCTTTGCAAACAAACATCAAATCGAAGGCGGCATACCTGAGGGTGTTGATTATAGCCCTAAGAAAACAATACCAAGAGTACCGGATACTTCGGCAACGGTCCCAACACAATACCCTGCTAGCAAATAACAACTATAAACGGATAATAAAAAATAAGTATGTCAAATAATAGAAATCCAAGTATCGATAGAAGACGCCCCGCCAACGAGTTGCCTGACGGAAAATCCGGCCCATTTTTAGCTAAAGTAATACATGTAGTTGATCCTGAATATATGGGGAAAATCCGTGTGCAAATTTTGCACGTTGGATCTAATGGAAGTACTACTAACGGAGAACTAGCCTGGGCAACCTACATGAGTCCGTTTTTTGGAACGACCAATGTTGACTATTTAGGTCAGGCTACAAAAGGTAAAGCGGCGTTTGATGATACACAAAAAAGTTACGGAATGTGGGTACCAACTCCTGATATAGGAACTACTGTTATTGTAATGTTTATAGAAGGCATGGCAAACAAAGGTTATTGGTTTGGATGTGTTCCAGAAAAATACAAAAATTTTATGGTGCCTGGTATAGCATCGACAAGTTTAAATGCGGATTATGTAGCAGAACAAGGTAGAGTTCCGGTAGCAGAATTTAATGCAGTATTAAACGACAAATCGGCAGATTCTCCGACCAGTGTTATTAAGCCTGTACATCCTTTTATTTTTAACTCGTTAAAAAAACAGGGATTAATTTATGATGATATACGCGGTATAACATCGTCTAGTGCTAGGCGAGAAAGTCCTAGCAGAGTATGGGGTATTAGCACTGCCGGCCCGGTAGACAAAGACGGCCCAACCGGAACAATTGGATCTCCTGAAGAAACAGCTAGTGCCGCCCATAGTAGACTAGGCGGAAGTAGTTTTGTTATGGATGATGGTGATGAAAAATTTATCCGGGATAAACCGGCATCGTCAGCACCTCCAAAGTACAATTATGTAAAGCCTAAAACTCCGCCAATCGGTGATAAAACAATTCCGCATAATGAATTAATTCGTCTAAGAACTAGGACCGGGCATCAGATACTTTTACATAACAGCGAAGATTTAATTTATATCGGCAATGCAAAAGGAACTGCATGGATAGAATTAACTAGCAATGGAAAAATTGATATTTTTGCGGATGACAGCATTAGTATACACACATCACAAGATTTAAACATTAGAGCTGACAGAGATATTAATTTAGAAGCAGGCCGAAACGTTAATATAAAATCTGTTAAAAAAACACATATTGAATCTGCTGATGATTTTGAACTAGTTCTTGGATATGACGGATATATTACAACCAAGGGTAATTTATACGTTAAGACAAAAGGAGACAACACATTTTCGGCTGGCGGAAACACTAGTTTGAAAAGTGTCGGAACTCATGCTGAAACTGCTGATAAAATTTATATGAATAGTAGTGTTTCAGCACCTGAAGCAAAGTCTGCTTTAGAGTTAACTACTACACTCGTTCCTAATGCTTATTACAGCACAAAGTCAATACTAAGACGTATTCCATCTAAAGAGCCGTGGGTACACCATGAAAATTTAGACCCTATGCAATTTAAACCAGATAATACTGATAGAGACGTAACAACAGAACTAACGGTTCCTGATTATTATCAAAATTATACAGCGCCGTTAGATACATTTAAACAAGGTGGAGGATAATAATGGCAACCGATTTGTACAATAAAATTTCAATCCCAGCTGTGCCGGTTACAAAAATTCCGTCACCTAAAGCATACAAGGGATTTAGCACTATTAATTCAGCCAGCGAAAATTTTGCATTATATGATTTTGAATTAATCAAACAAGATTTAATTAATTATTTTCACATCCGCAAAGGCGAACGTTTAATGAATCCAGACTGGGGAACAATCATATGGGATAGTTTATTTGAACCTATGACTGAACAGTTAAAAGAACAGATTGTTTCTAATGTCAATGACATTATTAACTCGGATCCTCGGTTAGTGGCAAAAAACATACTTGTTACTACTTATGAAAGCGGAATACAAATAGAGTGTACGTTAACCTATTTGCCTTACAATATTACTCAAAGTATGCAATTAAAATTTGACCAAGATAACGGTATTGCAAACAATAGAATTGGGTCTTAACATTAAGTACGCACATAATAAAAAACAATAAATACGATTACTAGGATATATTCATGAGCTCAACCGATAGACAAAATAGACTGTTAATAAACCAGGATTGGACTAAAGTTTACCAGTCTTTCCGTAATGCGGACTTTCAAAGTTATGACTTTGAAAATTTACGCCGCACAATGGTTGACTATATCCGTCAAAATTTCCCCGAAGATTTCAACGATTATATTGAGTCAAGTGAGTACTTGGCCCTTATCGACCTTATTGCATATATTGGTCAAAGCATAGCTTTCCGCGTTGACTTAAATGCCCGTGAAAACTTTTTAGAGCTTGCTAGCCGTCGTGATAGTGTATTAAGGCTAGCAAGATTGTTGGGCTACAATGCAAAACGTAATATTCCTAGCAAAGGTTTATTAAAATTTACTAACGTTACAACAACGGAAACTGTTATCGATAGCAACGGCCGCAATTTAGCCAATCAAGTTATTACATGGAACGACACCACAAATAGTAATTGGTATGAACAATTTATCAGCGTTTTAAATGCGGCATTTAATACAACGCAACAGTTTGGAAATCCAAGTGATAGTGCAACTATTAATGGAATCCCTACAGAACAATACAGATTTAATGCCAACAATGCCAATGTTCCAGTTTACGGATTTACTAAAGCGGTAAATGGTACTAGTATGGATTTTGAAGTTACTAGCACTACATTTAGTAATCAAACGTATATCTATGAAGAAGCACCAAAAATTTCTAACCGTATAGCTTGCGTTTATAGAAATGACGGACAGGGCAATGGTAGTACAAATACTGGATTCTTTTTTAATTTTACTCAAGGTAATTTAAATCAAGGCACATTTACAATTACACAGCCGACTACAAACCAAAGTATCGATTTTAACAGTACAGATATTAATAATACAGATATTTGGTTGTATAAATTAGACACTGCTGGAGCAGAAGGCGGATTATGGACACAAGTTCCTGCTTTGACTGGAAACAATATTGTTTATAATAGTTTAAACAAAGCTATTAAAGATATCTATTCTGTTACTACAAAAGCAAGTGATCAGATTAGTATTAATTTTAGTGACGGCACATTTGGAACATTACCACTTGGAACTTTTAGATCTTATTATAGAATTAGTAATGGGGAAACTTATACAATTAATCCTCAAGATATAAGAGGTGTTACCTTAAATATTCCTTATATCAGTTCTACTAATCAAGCACATACATTAACTGTTACATTAGCATTACAAACAAGCGTAACTAATGCCAGTGCTAGTGAAACAAATGCTGAAGTAAAACAAAATGCTCCAGCAACATACTACACTCAGAATCGTATGATTACCGGCGAGGACTATAATATCAGTCCATTGTCAGTTACACAAGAAATTGCAAAAGTAAAAGCAGTAAACCGTTCAAGTAGCGGTATAAGTCGATATTTTGATCTAGTTGACCCAACAGGAAAATACAGCAGTACTAATTTATTTGCTGACGATGGCATACTTTATCAACAAGATTTTACTACAAATTTTAATTTTACCTACTCTAATAGAACACAAGCTTCAAACATAATTTATAATCAAATATTTGAAATATTAGACGATCCAAACCTTCGTAATTTTTATTACAGCAAGTATAACGGAGTTAATACCACTAGTTTAGGAATTGCGTGGTATCAGAAATCTAAAGATAGTAATCATTCAACAGGATATGTTGGAAGCTCATCAATAGATGCGAAACCGTATCAAGTAGGTAGTACTACCAGTACCGATTTACAATTTTTAGTAGTAGGATCTTTAATTAAATTTGTTGCACCTACAGGAACATATTTTAATCTTAATAATAAAAATGCATTAGTCACAGGTACTCCGACTACTTCAAATACTAGCACTTATATATGGACAGAAGTTACAGGTATAGTAGGCGATGGTACTGCTAGCGGCACTGGGGTGTTATCAACTGGCCTCGGCCCGTTATCATTAAATGATATTATACCAACTGGTGCTTCAATTGCACAGATTATTCCTGCTTGGAAAACAATTATTAGTACTAGTGTAGTATCTACAATGATCGATTTAATAGCAAATAGCAGTCCATTTGGTCTGCGCTACGACCTTGCAACACAAAGTTGGCAAATTGTTTTTCAATCTAACTTAGATTCAATGGAAAAATTTAGTTTAAACCACCAGGGCGATACTACAAATTTAAAATTAGATTCTAGTTGGTTGTTATTATTTGTTACCGACACTATAACATATACTGTTACAACAAGAAAATTACAATATATCTTTGAAAGCAACGAACAATTACGTTTTTACTTTGATTCAACACAGCGTATCTATGATAGCACAATGAAACAAGTTATTAACGACGAAGTTAAGGTACTAGGAATTAATACACAGCCCGGTAGTGTAAATCCATTTACTTTCGATCAGCGATTTAAAATTGTATCAACTTTTGTTGGGTTAGACGGATACATTGATACTAAAAAGATCATAATTACGTTTGGAGATAAGAGCGGAACAACAGTTGTGCAAGATCCCGATGCATTTAACAACATTGTTTATAATAACACTACTCCTAGCTATATTGTGTTGGAGTTATATACTGTTGAACAAGGCCAGCAAGATTACAAATATATTGATAATACAAATAATATTGTGTTAATATTTGCTAATGCAAGCCAACTGTCATCGTATTCTAATTATACCGACGGTCAATATTTCTATTTTACTGATTCTGATACTGTTTTACAATTAAATCAGACTACTAGTACATTAATACCAAGTTTAAACTACAAAGTTTTTGTTGGTAGAGATAAGTTAAAATTTCAATACACTCATAGTGCCGACGACCAAAGTCGAATTGATCCAGGAGTAAGTAATATTATTGATATTTTTGTATTAACTAAAGGATATGATATTGTTTTTAGACAGTGGTTATCAAACGCAATCGCCACAAAACCTTTACCTCCAAGCAGTGATGAATTATACAATGTAATTGCTCCTGACTTAAATTTAATTAAATCTATAAGTGATGAAATTATATATCATCCGGTAAAATATAAAATATTATTTGGATCAAAAGCAGACTCTCAATATAAAGCACAATTTAAAGTTATTGTAAATCCGTCAATTGTTATTAGTACGAATGATATTAAAACACAAATCCTTGCGGCCATAAATGCATTTTTTGAATTAGGTAATTTTGATTTTGGGGATACATTTTATTTTTCAGAACTAGCAACTTATGTTATGAACATACTATCGCCGAACATTACTAATTTTGTAATTGTACCTACCGGTAATACATTATCGTTCGGCGGCCTATTTGAAATCACAGCCGGGCCTGATGAAGTATTCATCAGCGCCGCAACAGTAGACAACATAGATGTTGTAACAGCAATAACACCGACAACCATTAATAGTCTTGGTAGCGTAACGTCTTCGACAAACGTGTTATCTAACCAATCATTAACAAGCTCATCATACGGATCAACTAATGTCTGATAAAATCAATCCAACCGGATCAAGTTCACAAACCGCTGTAGATTTAGTTCCTAAATTTTACCAAACTCGAGACAACGTAAAATTTATACAATCTACAATTGACCAGTTAGTTCAGAAAGGAACTACTAAAAAAATTAGCGGATATATTGGACGAGAAAATGCTAAATCTGCCGCAGGCACTGATACTTTTATCGATGCAATCGACACTACACGACAGAACTATCAACTTGAGCCCGGTGTAGTAGTAAATGATCGTTTAGGAAATACGACATTTTTTAAAGATTATATTGATTATATTAATCAACTAACTGTCTTTGGCGGCAATACAGACAACCATGAACGTATTAATAAACAAGAATTTTATAGCTGGAGTCCGCATATCGATTGGGATAAATTTGTAAATTTCCAACAATATTACTGGCTTCCATACGGCCCTGAAACAATTACTGTTTATGGACAACAAAAAAATATTGTTAGTACATATACAGTTGTTGTAGAAACCGAATTAAGCAATAAGGAATATTTGTTTACTCCTAACGGATTAACACGGAATCCAAGCCTGATATTATACAGAGGACAAACTTATCATTTTGATATTACAAGCATAGGCGAACCGTTCAGTATTAAAACTGCTAGGACTCTTGGTAATCAAGATCGATACATTGATGATGCAAAATCAGTTGATAATTTTGCCGTTACTACCGGAAAGGTAACATTTACAGTTCCTACTAATGCTCCGGATTTGCTTTATTATGTAAGTGAAAATGATCCTAATTTAGGCGGAATTTTTAAAATACTCGACGTTAACGAAAATAGTTCTATCGATGTCGATGCTGATTTTTTAGGAAAGAAAACATATACGTTAGCTTCTGGGGATTCGATTAGCAACGGCATGAAAATATCTTTTGGCGGCAATGTTACACCTACAAAATATTCAACAGGGGAGTATTATGTTGAAGGAGTTGGCACAGCAATTACATTAATACCAACTACTGTATTAGAAGTAATTGGCGCATATACTGAAACAAAAATATTAAATTACGACGAAACCCCGTTTGATCAATACCCACTTGATCAAACAAGCACGTATGCAAACTCCCAAGATTACATTGTAATTAATAGAAGCGCAATCGATAAAAATGCCTGGAGCCGATATAACCGTTGGTTCCACAAGGATGTTGTTGCAACTAGCGCAAAATTAAATGGTACAAGTTTAGATTTAAATCAAACAGTGAGAGCAACACGGCCCATTATTGAATTTGAAGCAGGATTAAGATTATTTAATTTTGGTAGCATTGCTATCAACGATGTAGATGTAGTTGATAATTTTACAATAGATGCATTTAATACCATCGAAGGATCGGCTGGATATAATATAGACGGAACACAATTAACAGAAGGAATGAAAGTTGTTTTCCTAGCTGAAAAAGATCCGCTAATACAAAATAACATTTACCTAGTTCGTTTTATCAATATACAAAATGCAGGCAGTGGAAAACCGCAAATACACTTAGAATTAGTTGGAACACCGGCCAAGGACAATACTATATTAGTTAAACAGGGCAAATCTTATCAAGGTTATATGTTTTGGTTTAACGGAACAAGTTGGGTTTACGGACAGCAAAAAACTAAAGTAAATCAGCCTCCGTTATTTGATTTAGTTGACAATGATAAGACTTTGTTGTCTAGTTATTCGGGTAGTACATTCTCGGGAACAAAGATATTTTCATATAAAGTTGGAACCGGCGTAAATGATACTGTTTTGGGATTTCCGTTAAGTTATCAAAATATTAATAATATCGGAGATATTAAATTTGAATTTAATTTATTAACAGATACTTTCAATTATAAAGAAAGTGATTTACTAATCACTAAAAGTATTAACATTGGATTTTTGAAACAATTAAATTACGTTAATAATGTATCTTATACAAACGGTTGGCAAACAAGTGCAGTTACAAAATATCAAGCTGGTATTAGAATTTATAAAAATTCCAACCTAGTTAATAATTTTCCGTTGGACATTTATGATAATAAAACTGACCTTGCAGACTTAGAAGTTAGAATTTATATTAACGGAATACGACTAGATAAACATAAATGGTCGTTATTAGATGCGGCAAATTATAAAGTAATTAAACTGTCATCTAACATTGCTTTGACTGATGTTTTAACAATTAGAGCTTTTGCTAAACAATCAATTAATAAAAATGGTTACTACGAAATACCAATAAACTTACAAAATAATCCACTAAACGAAGACATGACTATGTTTACATTGGGAGAAGTAAGTGATCATGTTAATAGTATTATTGATAATTTGCAAACAACTTTCACTGGATCGTTTCCTGGAAACAATAATTTAAGAGACTTGGGTAATATTACTCCTTACGGAACAAAATTTGTACAGCATAGTAGTCCCGCAAGTCTTAGTTTATTCCATATTGCATCAGAAGATAGTAATGTTGTAAAATCTTTAGAACAAGCAAGCAACGACTACGGTAAATTTAAACGAAATTTTATTGCTAAATCACAAACCCTAGGAACTCACGGTGATGCGGTATCTCAAGTAGATTCAATTTTACTTAAACTAACATCAAATAAATCTAAGCTAACACCTTATTACTTTAGCGATATGATACCATTTGGCGCTAAGAAAATTAGTAATTATACTGTTGTCGATCCTAGAATTACAACATATCCGTTAACTAATATATTTGATAATACTGTGTTATCAAACAAAGCAGTTGGAGTATACATTGGTACAAATCAATTACTATACGGATTAGACTATACATTTACAACAGATGGATATGTAAACATTAGTGCCGCTTTAGTTAAAAATCAAATAATTACCGTTTACGAATATGACAGTACTGACGGATGTTATGTTCCTGCGACGCCTTCTAAACTAGGATTATGGCCAAAATATACTCCTGAGATATTCTTAGATACATCGTTTATAAACCCAGTTAAAATGATTCGAGGACATGACGGTAGTTTAACTTTAGCATACAACGACTATCGAGACGAATTAATTTTAGAGTTAGAAAAACGAATTTACAATAATATTAAAGTATCTTATGATATTAATATATTTGATGTTGGATCTGTAATCCCAGGATATTCGAGAGATACCGAATATACATTGTCTGAGTTTAATCAAACTCTTGCTCCAAACTTTTATAGTTGGGTTACAATGGTAGGCGCCAATTTTACAAAACCAATATCTTTTGATTTAGCTAATGCATTCACATATAATTTTAAAGGACATAGCGCCCCTGATGGCAGAGGTGTACCGGGATACTGGAGAGGTATATACCAATGGGTATATGACACTGATAGGCCTCATTTGTTTCCGTGGGAAATGTTAGGGTTTTCAGAAAAACCAAGTTGGTGGACAAGTTTATACGGCCCCGCTCCGTATACTAATGATAATTTAGTCATGTGGACTGACATAAGTTTAGGCGCCATTCGTGAGCCTGGCATGCCAACTACATATAGACCTAATTATGCAAAACCTTTTCTACTAGATCACTTACCAGTAGACGGGTCTGGAAATTTAATCAATCCAGTACAAGTTAACATAGCACTAGGCCCTGAAACATTAGATGTTAGTTCTAATTTTGTGTTCGGTGATAATAGTCCTGCCGAAGCCGCGTGGAGAAAAAGTAGTTATTATCCTTTCAGTGTAATCTCAACAGCGATGATTTTAAAACCATCGAAAACATTTGGATTAACACTTGATAAATCTAGAATTAAACGAAATCTTTCAGGACAATTAGTTAATACTGATACTCATTTGCGTATCCGTCCAATGGATATAGCTATACCTAGCATTTATTCTAGCACTGATCGTATTCAAACTAGCGGTATTATAAATTATATTATTGATGACCTAGTACATGAAAATTTAAATTTTTATAATCAATACCAATATGCTTTACAGAATTTAGAAGTGAAATTGAGTTATCGAATTGGATCTTTTACAACAAAAACAAATTTTAATTTATTATTAGATAGTAAAAATCCTGCGGCGACTGGTAGTTTATTTGTTCCTCCGGAAGACTATTCTATTATTTTTAATAGTTCTAGTCCTGTTAAAAAATTATCCTATAGTGGTGTAATTATAACTAAAACAGATACTGGATACGAAGTACAAGGTTACAGTTTATCAACACCTTACTTTAATTATTATAACTGGACACAGAGTTCTGGTGCGGTAACTATTGGCGGCATTAGTGCGCCTTATGCTCAATGGCAAGCTAGCCAACAATATACTACTGGACAGGTTGTATTTTATAACGGAATTTATTACAGAACTATAGCTAATACTAATTCCGGTGATACATTTAATCCACGATCTTTTGTTAAATTAGCCGAACTACCTATATCCGGCGGAGTAACTGCTAGTTTTAGAAAAACATGGGACAGAACAGATGCAGTAACAATTCCATACGGAACCATATTAAATTCAATACAAGAAGTTGTTGATTTTTTAACTGGATACGGAGAATGGTTAAAAGATCAAGGATTTGTATTCGAAGAATTTAACGACAAACTAAGTGCAGTTAGCAACTGGGAAACTAGTGCAAAAGAATTTATGTTTTGGACTACACAGAACTGGTCTACTTCTTTAAATTGGTCAGACTGGTTGCCTAATAAATTAATTCCAGCAGGCACTATTGTAAAATATAATGGTGTTTATTATAAAGCATTAGATGTACAAGCGGCATCAGCAGTTTTTATAGCTAGCGATTTTTCAAAGATTGCAGATATCAATAGTAGCGGAAATGCTGTTATCAGTTTAAGCCCGGCGGCAAATAGTTTAACATTTACTGCTGAAATGGCAGTTGTTGACGATGTTAATAATTCGTTTAATCAATATGAGATTTTTAAAGTTGATGGCACCAGCTTACAGCCGGCCGATTTAAATAGCATACGACAAGGAAATACTATAAATTATGTTCCGAGAGAAAACGGAACAATTTATAATGCTAGTTTTTATCTAATACAAAAAGAACAAGTAGTAATTTTAAACAATACTACTATGTTTAATGATGTAATTTATAATCCTGCAAGTGGTTATAGACAAGAACGCATTAAAGTAAACGGTTTTGTTGCAAGCCAGTGGTTTGGAGGATTTGAAGTTCCTGGCTTTATATTTGATAGAGCTGAAATTACAGAATGGAAACCTTATACAACATATTATCCTGGTGACATAGTTAAACAGGGACAGTTTTATCTTCAAGCAGATCCTACCGGTAATGCTGTACAAGGTACTGCAACTATAGATACTAATCAATGGTTTTTATTAACTAAGAAACCAGAATCTAAACTAATACCTAACTGGACTTATAAAGCCAGCCAGTTTACCGATTTTTATAATTTAGACGAAGATAACTTTGACACAGGGCAACAGCAAATTGCACAGCATTTAATCGGATATCAGGATCGTCAATATCTTGACAATATTATTCAAGATAAAGTTAGCGAATTTCAATTTTATCAAGGCTTTATTAAAGAAAAAGGCACACAAAATAGTCTTAATAAACTATTTGATGTTCTAAGTACTGACAATAAAGAAAGTTTAAATTTTTATGAAGAGTGGGCAATACGAGTAGGCCAATACGGAGCCAGTTCTGCGTTTGATACTGTTGAATTTATTTTAGATGAAACAAGTTCTACTATTAATCCTCAAGGATTTTATTTAGTAAATCAGCCAGAAGAAACTCCAACTAATTTTAATATAAATTTATTACCTAAGGATTTATATCTTGCACCGCTAGGGTACAATTCAAATCCGTTTCCTTATAATAAGGAGTTTGCACCATTTTTAAGATCAGGCGGATATGTACAAGTTGATTCAACAGTTATACAACTTCCGTCTATAGATACTTTAGAAACAGAAGATATTTCTAAATACGCAGATGGCATGTTTATCTGGACACCGTTTTATCAGACAAGCTGGAATATTTTTAGATTTACTAATAGTTTATTTAAAATTTCTGATGTAGTACAGGCATCTGACGAGTTAATGATATACTTAGAAAAAACTCCTGTGGGGTTAAGTGTCGGCAATTATATAGGTATATCTCAAGTATCATTTGCTGGATTTTTTAAAATATCTAATATATCAAAAAACGTTATTACAGTAATTGCACCTACGGTTAAATTATCTGGAACTTTTACCCAACAATCTCAAGCTGTACTTTTCTTTTTATTACCAGCAAAAACATCTACCATTGATAATGCTAATGAGTTAATTAGATCTTTTATAACACCAGGTGATAAAATTTGGACAGATGATGACGGTACGGATCACTGGGCTACTTGGCAATTACAACAAGCATATACAAAAAAAGAAATTGTAAATCAAGATAACATTTTAACCGAATTCAAATATGCTGTAGTTTGGAAACCTAACACAACGTATACATTAGGCACTATCATTAACAATGGTGGATTATATTACTACACAATACATTGGTTTACTTCTGGCGCGACATTTGCTAATAATGTTTCTTTATTATCTTATGCATTGGGTAGTACTGGAAATACTATAACAGCGACTTCTACAAATCAGCTTAATAGTTTAGCTATGCGTAGTATTACTCCTGATACATTATCTTCGTTTGGACAAACAGTTGCTATTACTAATGCTGGAAATTTAGCAGTGGTGTATACAGCGAAAGGTCATATTGGGACTTATAATAAAGTTAGTGGCTCTCAACCTTGGGAATTAAAACAAGTAATTCCCCAACCGTTTATTGCACAATCAAGTCCGCTGAATATTAACCCAAATAGTTTAACTACATTTGGCGAATCATTAGCAATAGCGAATGATGGATCGTATCTTGCCATAGGTAGTCCTAATGCAGGATATGCCAGTATTAAGACTGACAGTACTACTGGAAATAAAATTTGTGATCTTTCCGGAGTAGCATCAAGCAACGGCGCTACTGGTGTAATTAGTTTATATAAACAAGATGCCTACGGTGATTATAGTTTAATTTTTAGCTTTGTAACAGGAAATGACAGAGCTGGCGAGCAATTTGGCGGAACACTAGCGTTTGCTAAAGATACATTATTTGCATCAGCCCGCGCCGCCGACGGCAGTTCACGAGTTTATGTAACTAGGTTAATTAACGATAAGTGGATATTTAATTCTTCTCCTATCACAGCAAGTTCTTATTCTACAGATTTTGGTAAACTAATAGTTGTATCTGATGATAATTCAACAGTGGCAATTTCGAGTCCTAGTACTGGATCTGTGTATGTATACACATTAGCTGTTTCCGGTTTGTATGTTTTAAGTAAAACCGTTACAGATCCTAATGCGTTACAAACTGTAAATAATTTTGCATTGACAATTATTAATGGCGGATACGGATTTAAGAATAATATTACAGATGTATATGATAACCAACTTCAAAGTATTTCGACTATTAATGGGACCGGCACCGGAATAACATTCAATCTTGGAGTAGATACTAATGGTGTTATGAACTCGGTAATAACACAAACTACCGGAGTAAATTATCAAAATAATGATCGGGTAACAGTTATAAATCCGTTAGGAACAGGTGCTGTATTACAAGCAAACTTATTAACTGGCGGTACTGGTTATACAACATCGACTAACGTGCCTGTTGGATATGCCCCGCAAGTAGCAACGTCAACAACTGGATTAATACAAGGTAATGTATTCATTCCTAGCGGAACTATTTCTGGAACATTTGTTAGTGGTATGTCGTTATCGGGGAAAAATCTGCCAACTAGCACTTCTATATCAAGCGTTGATACCGTTACCGTTACTGGTGTATCGATCTCAGGATTTAATTTAAGTGTAGGCGGCCAAACATCGTCTGCCAAAGGTAATTTAGCCATAGGTATGGTTATTACAGGTTCTGGAATTTCTGCGAATACGTATATTACCGACCAGCAATCAGGAACTTGGATTGTTAATAACAGCCATAGCGTGTCTAATATTACTGTCACTGGTAAAAAATATGATTTGAACCGTGATTATACAATTCAGTACAAAGGATATGTGACTGTTACTTCGCTAACAGTACCGGTTATAGTTTCTCCAAACACCGACGGCATAACTTCTACGTTATCGTTAACTGATTTCGCCACATCTCCAATTGTAGTTGGTACACGGTTATCGGGAACCGGCACCGGAATAGCATCAGTTTCAACACCGCAAGGAAATGTAGCGACTCAGCAACAAGTTATTAGTACAATAGGTACGATAGGTACAATAACTGGAACCGGACCGTTAAGCACATTTACTACATTTACAAACATTTCTGGAACTGCTCCAGTGGTGACGGCAACTCAGACTAACACACAAACATTTGTGTCGACATCATCGATTAATGGAAATATACTAACTGTAGTATCTGTGGCTTCTGGAACAGTTGATGTCGGATATGTATTAACAGGAACTGGCATTATAGCAGGCACTTATATTGTTGCCAAATTATCAGCTTCTTCTACAGGTTCTACTTGGACTGTTAGCCAAGAACACATTAATAGACAATCAAATGCCGGTGATGTTACAGGTACATTAAATGCTATCACGGTTGGAAATACAAATTCAATGGCAGTAGGATTACCTATTATATTTGCGACAAGTTTTGGCGGAATTACAGCATCCACTACTTATTACATTGTAAGGATAATTGATCCTACCCATATTTCAATTGGCACAACATCCAGTGCAACTTCTGATGTGACACTAACTATTGCTAACGGCGCATCAACCTTTACAGTTAACGGTAGTGTGGTTCCGGTAGTTGGAACTTATCAAAGTGTTACACAACGTTACACAAGTGGTTCTGGCACCGGCGCAACATTTATTGTTACACGATCTGGATTAACACCTCTATATGCCGATAACGATGCTACAGGCATTAGCTTACTGGCTCCAGGTACTGGTTATAAAATCGGAGACACTATCACTATCGGCGGAAACGCATTAGGCGGTGTACTTACAACAAATGATTTAACATTTACTATTACCCGGTCATTAAATGCTACAATGACTGCAAAAATTACAGGGATGACTTCGTTTAGTAGCACAGCATTTCCGTTAGGATCAAAATTTACGGCTTTAAATTTAACCGGCCAGTTGTATCAAGACACTCCAACATCGGTTACCATTACTAATTATTTGGATAACAGTGGAAATCCTACAAGCTCAGCAGGTACATATACCGGAATTCAATATTCGGTAGTTGGCGGAAGTACACCAGTTGCAGGCACTATTGCTGATATTACTACACAAAATATAGGAACTATTACTTACAATAACGTAGTACAAGATACAACGTCTGGTATTGGAACCAATGCAGTGTTTAATGTTGCAATTACTGGCACTACTGCGGTATATCAAGGATTTACTACAATTAGTATTGTAAGCCAAGGTGGAAACTATGTTGTTGGAGATAGTATTGTAATTGCCGGTACTAGTCTTGGCGGCACTAGCCCAATAAATGATTTACGATTTATAGTTGCATCCAATCCATCGTTACCTGCAGGTA